GGTTTAAGCAACTTACCATCGAAAAGCCGGATGATAAGGGCGTTTATAAAAAGCCACATGACCACGCGAGAAATGAGGCGTTGGATTGTTGCATTTATGCTCACGCGGCTTTGATTTTGATAACCAAGGAATTCAGCGGGGGGATTAATTACGAAGATTTTAAAAAGTGGAACGAAAAGGGATGCAAGATTAATATTGTTGATTCTAAGGATGAAATGGAAATTTTAAATAATGGAATTGATTTATAGGGGGTTAAAGATGCATTACATGACTAAAAGTGAAATTCCGGAAGGATCTTTGGTTGGGTTTGACAATAAATCGATGCGGATTGTTATGGTTAAGAGTAACGAAATTTTTTCGGATTTGGCGGCGCGGGGTTGTTTGATTATGAATACATCGAAATTTTATAAAAAAGGGGATATTGTCGAAATTGACGAAACGCCGGCCAGGATCGAAAAGAAAAGGGAGGTTGTAAAAACGTTGGAAAGGTTATCGGAGGTTGAAAATAAAGCGAGCGGCGCCGCTAAAAGTCGAATCCGGCGGCATATTTCAGAATCGATGATTAATCTTAATCGGTCCTGATTATGCCTAGCCGATGCAAGCGGTGTTTGGCGTTGATTGATGACGGGGAATCGTTATGTGATCAACATAAAATCGAGAAAGACGAAGCAAAAAAAGAGTATCGAAAGGAGTATTACAAGCGGAATAAAGAGAAAATCAAGCGATATCAAAGGGATTATTACGCGGATTACTAATAAAAACCGTATATTGCAGACGGTTTCCGTTAAAATAATTTATTTGTTTATTTATTGATAAAATTAAATATATCATCGGGGTTAAATATTATGAAGAATCGATAATTGTTTAAATTTTAAATATCCAGGGGGATTTATGGCGGATAAGAAGAAAACCGCTGAAAAAAAGAAATCTGAACCCCAAAAAATCGCGCCTATCTTATCGGATAAGGACCGCGTAAAGAAAATACACAAAACCGCCCTAGTTGTTGAAGCTAGAGGCGGTTTTGTTGTTTTAGGGGAAAAGCCGAAAGGTAAAAACGATTTTTCCGGGCAGGTTGGGGCCGGAATTTCCAAAAATGAGGATGACGCTTGGAAACGGGCGGCACATGCGGTTAGTTAAATGGCTGGAATAACATCCGCTCAAGCGGCGGCGGCGTTGGCGCGATGGGTTGCGGCTGATGAGGCGGTTGCGACGGGGCAGGAATATTCGATAGGCGGGCGAAGTTTGACGCGAGCGGATGCGAAAGAGATCCGGGAAAATATCGATTATTGGGATGACAAATGCAAGGAACTGGCTGAATCCGTTCAGGGTTTGGTAATTTCTCAGGTATCACCGACGGATGGGTAATTTAATTGATAAGGCGGTTAATTTTTTAAGTCCTGGTTGGGGATTGGCGCGGGCGCGAAATAGGGCGCTGGAAATGATCGTTTCCGGCGGATATGAGGGCGCGAGCACTTCCAATGCGATATTTCAGGAATTTTTAACTTCGACGACTGACGCGGATTCCAGTTTTAGTTCCTGGGATAGAAAAAGGATAATTGAAAGAAGTCGCGATAATATCCGAAACGTTCCTATTGCTTCTGCTGTTATAAATCGAACGTGTGATCATTCAATTGGTGATCGGGGGTTGACTCTTCACCCTCAGGTTGACAGGCAAATTTTGGGAATGTCTGAGGATCAAGCGATTGAATGGCAGGATAAGACCGACCAGGAATGGCGGTTGTTTTCGGAATCGAAAGAAGTTGATTTTTACCGGGAGCAGAATTTCGCGGAGAAGACTTATTTAACTTTGAAATCTGAATTGGAGGGCGGCGACTGTGCGACGATTTTTTTAAACGTAAAACGCCCGGGTTCTCCTTACGGTTTAAAATTACAATCTTTGGAGGGGGAATTTATAAGCAATCCGGATTATAAGCAGGATACCGAAAGTTTGATCCAGGGGATTGAAAAAGATAAAAGCGGAATCCCGGTTGCTTATCATTTTTCCAAGCGGCATCCTGGGGATAGGTTGGAATTATCGGCGGAAGATTGGCAGAGGCGGAAAATATTTGATTCCAAAGGGCGGCGGAATATTTTATTGCACAAAAATCAGATCCGGTTTGGACAAACGCGGGGAGTTCCGATTTTGGGGCCTGTTACGGGTAAATTATTACAAATCGGAAGGTTATCAAAGGCGGAATTATTAGCTTCGGTTTTAAATAGTTATTATACGTTAGTTGTCACGGGAAAGCAGGGCGATACTTTACCGGTTAAAACGAGTCCGGCGGAACAAAATTCCACTTTGACGGTTGACGACAAGTTAACGATGGGTTCCGGATCGTTTATCCGGGCGAAAGAGGGAACGGAGGTTAAAAGTTTTGATCCGGCGCGGCCTAATGTTAAGTTTGAGCCCTTTTTTATGACTATGGTCGCTGAAATCGGCGCGGCGGTTGGGGTTCCGAAATCTTTGATAATGATGTTGTTTGACAAATCTTATTCTGCGAGCCGGGGCGAAGTTTTATTGGCTTGGATTTATTTTTTGGCAAAAAGAACTCATGTCGCGGTTGGTTTATGTCAACCGACGTATGAAGCGTTTTTGGATGAGGCGGTTGCATTGGGGAGGATTTCAGCTCCTGGATATTTTCAAAACGAAATTTTCCGGAAAGCATATCAGGGATCACCTTATAATCAATGGACGGGTCCGACTAGACCGGCGATTGATGAATTGAAGGAAGCGCGGGCGCATGCCCTTTATAATTCGATTGGAACTCAATCTTTGCAGGAAATAACGACGAAAACAACGGGGCGGTCCTGGCAGAAAGTAAATGAGCAAATTATCAGGGAACACAATTTAAGAGTTGGCGCGGGATTGGAAACCGAGGTTGATATTGCTTGAATAGGGGAGGCTTAAAAATGAAAATTTTGGAATTATTCAATAGTAATTGGGCGATTTATCCGCCGTATTATGACGGGATGTTAAACACATACGAAAATCACATGATTCGGGCGGAAAAAGTTGATTTTGAAAGTTTGATCAATAAAATGCAATCGGCGGATCAAAAATTATTCCGGAAGGAAAACGGAACGGCGGTTATTCCGATCAAAGGGCCATTATCTAAGGGATCAAGTTTATTTTCATTTTATTTCGATGCTTCTTCTACTAAGGTTATCCAGGCGGCGATTGAGGCGGCGTTGAATGATTCTGAAATTAATAAAATCATTTTGGATATTGATAGCCCCGGCGGAACGGTTGACGGAAGTTTCGAATTGGCGGATTTCATCAACAACGCGAAACGGGAAAAGCCAATAATCGCTTTTTCGGATGGGATGATTGCCAGCGCGGCTTATTTAATCGCGGCATCGGCGGATAGTATATCGATCACCGGGAAAACTAATCAAGTTGGATCAATTGGAGTTATTGCGAGACACGTTGATTTTTCTGAAATGGATCTGAAAGACGGAATCAAGGTTTCGGAATTTGTAACGGGTAAATATAAAAATCTATTTTCATCTACGCGACCACTGGAAGATTTTGCGCGGGATGAAATTCAAAAGCAAATTGATTTTATTTTTTCCATTTTTATTGCGGATATTGTGGATAGACGTTCGAACCTGAATATTGAGCAGATTGTTGGGTTTGAAGGAAATATCCTAATTGGACCGCAATCAATCGAGGCGGGTCTGGTTGATAATGTATCAACGTTGGACTCCCTTATAATGGGCAATGCGCCCGAAAATTCTTTTAAGGTTGAAACCATGGATACAGAAACAAAAATTACTCTTGAAAAGTTGATGCTTGAAAATCCGGAATTGGTTGAAAAAATTGAGGCAGAGGGCGGGGATGTTGGAGCGAAAGCGGAAAGACAGCGGATCAATGATATTCGTGAAATGGCTTTTCCAGGACAAGAGGAAATCGTTGATAAAATGATTAACGATAATAAAACGGTTGCGGAAGCGGCTTTGATTTTCAACGCGGCTCAAAAAGCGGTATTGAAAGCGGAAGCGGAAGTGATCACCTCAGAAAAACCAGATCCAGTTCAAACCACCCAAAACCAGGACCAGACCGAAGAAACCGGAACGGAAACGAAAACCGAGGATTTTATGACTCTTGTTAAGGATTATAAAAAAGAGAATTCAGTTGATCTTCGGGAAGCGATGGCCGTTATTGGACAGTCACACCCGGAGGCGCATGAAGCCTTTTTGAAGGGTGTCAATCCTGGAAAATCAGTTGAAACGATTCATGAGATAACACAGGTTTAAAAAATGTCAGGTTCAAAAGTTACACTCCAAACGATTACGGTTCTAGCGGGCGAAGCGTTAACCGCCAAGGCTAGGGTTAAAATCGAAAGCGGAACGGTAACAAGCCCCCCGGAAGTCGCTTACGCGGATCAAGGGGAACAGGCGATTGGTGTTACTGATTACGCGGTTGCGGATGGTGCTTATGTTTCTATTACTCTGATAATGTGGGGCGGAACGTTGGCGGGTATCGCGAATGATTCATTTGCGATAGGCGCGACGTTGTACGCTCATAATGATGGTGAAATTTCGGATACTTCTTCCGGATCTGCTATCGGTATCGCGCTTGAAGCGGCAACGGCGGCGGGCGACGAAGTGGAATACGCACCATTCGGAGTATTGAGCACGACGGCGGCAACGGTTTCGTATGCCGACGCGGGCGGGCAAACGGCCGCCGCAACAATGGAAGCGGTCGGAGCGGAATTATATACCGATTTGCTTTCAGCTCAAAATTTTATCCCGATTCCGTTAACATCCTGGATGATTGGCGACGGTACTAATACGGTTAGTTTTGGAGGTCCGGCAACCGATCCGATTTTGGATATGACGAACGGGGACACCGACAGCGCGTTGCGTTGGGTATGGGCGGCGGCGAGTGTTGTTGAAATTGTCAATCAGATCCCTTTGCCCCCTAATCTGGATGTTGCTTCGGATATCGTTTTACATTTGTACGCCGGGAAGGACGCGGATGCAAATACGGTGACCTTGGCCAGTGATTCCTATTTTATGGTTGGGGATACCAAAGTTTCAGATGTTACCGCGACGATTGCACAAGCGGCGGGTGAAACGATCATTACAATTGCGGCGGCTGATGTTCCTGCGGGGGCGCAGACATTGACCATTGAATTAACACCTTCTGCGCACGCGGGCGATGCGCTTTATGTTTGGGCTACGTGGTTGGAATATACCGCTATCCTGTTAACTTCATAGGGGGGATAAAAAATGCCTAGACCTACAGCAGCAACGACTCTGCAACGCCCTGACTTGGGCATGTTAGCGTATGAGTACAACGCGACGGCGAGTCAAAGGGGTTTTATTGGAACGTTGGCAATGCCAGCTTTTTTCGTTCCGGAACAAACGGCGGATTATCCAGTTATACCGATCGAAGCGCTTTTAAAACTTCCTGACACGAAGAGGGCGCCGCGGGCGAATTATAACCGGGGGGATTACGAGTTTGAAACTGATACTTATGCCTGTATCGAAAATGGATGGGAAGAACCATTGGATGATGTTGAAAGGCGGCTTTATGCGCGGTTGTTTGACGCGGAAATGGTTGCGGTTCAAAGGGCGATAGATATCATTTTGAGAGTCCAGGAAAAAAGGATTTCCGCGTTGTTGTTCAATACGGGAAATTTTTCCAGTACCGGAGTAGCAACGGAATGGTCAACG